CACACTTGGCTTTGGCACGCAGTTTTATCCGGATGGTTCTCCGGTAAGACAAGGACAGCGATGCACGTATGAGAAGGCAGTCGAGTATTTATTCAACGAAATTACTGTTATTGAAGCGCAGTTACGCAAGCTAAATCTGGGTTTAGATCCCTACATGACCCAGGCTTTGGTGTCGTTTATACATTCAGTTGGCTGGGAATCTTTTCTGTACAGCGAAGTTATTGACAACATTGAGCGAGAAGATTTCCATGGAGCAACCCTGGTCATGTCTGACTGGGTCTTTGATGCAGAACACAAAGTTATTGGGGGTTTAATTGATCGACGGCGTGAAGAGGCAGAGCTTTTTCTCACCGAGATTGACCCCGAAGAAGATTATGGCACCGATATTTTACTTCGTGCTTTCCGCTATTACTCAGCTTCCAGGCATCAAGTAGGTGCAATCAGACAGCTGGAAACCCAGATCAGTCCTTATGTCTTGGCTGAGTTTGCAAACTCATTCCGTGTCCAAGAAGACCCTTGGGCGGCGCTAACCGACTCGGAGTTAAATGCTATCTTTGACGTGTAGCCTTAGAATAACGGAAGCAAAAGAAATCGAAATGGAACGTTCTGTGGAGCCTAGAGAATTTCACTTACCACTTGAACTTCAATTTTCGATGCGAAAGGCAGAAATATGCGCCCAAGAAATGACATGGGAGCAGCTACATGCAGCCCTATTGAACCTGTACCACCAAAGATTGATGGAGTGGTACGCAATCAAATCCCTTATGGAAGATGAAAATATTCAGATTGACTTCGATGTACCGACCGAATTGGAGTTAGCAGAACTCGCTGTAAGTCAGATGTTTGATCCTGACGAAGACGAAGACGACGTAACTCCTTTTTGAACGGATAAACAGACATGCTGTCTACTGAGTACCGCAAGCGGCTTGAATTCATTTGTTCACGTATAGCCGAGAAACAAGAGGTTTTGTTAGAAGACATGATCTGGGCCGAAAAATTAGCCAAGGCAAATCGTTCGGCAGCTGAGATCTTACGTCGTGCCAGGCGTTTATCCCGAAATCCGGAGATGAAAGCAGATAGTCTGGACGGATTTATGAACGCCATGGATCTAGGTGATCCTGATCCAACAAATCACCGGACCACATTTAAGGATCCGGATGACATTGTCGAATGGTTTAGCCAAGAGAAAACAGATGACTGGCGTCAAAGAGACTGATGTGATCAGTCACCAAGCTCAATCAAACGCTCAAGATACCACTGCGCTTTCTGTAAGCTCTCAATACCCCCTTTCTGCCGTTCTCGCCAAACGTACTTTGCCGCGCATCCTTTTAGGTACCCTCTATATTCTTCACGTGTTAATTGTGCTTCGATCGCTTCAATGCATTCAATGGATCCGGAAGTGTAGTGAGCGGGGTGGTTAACCGGATCGGAAGTTAAATCGATATCTTCTTCCCAAATTTCTTTGTGCTTGGCAAGGTAAGCATCCCAGGGGGTTTCACGCTTCTCCTTGGCACTACGCTTCTCTTCTTCATTATCTTTTGCCCAGGGCACAGGACAAATACCCCCTGGGCAGTCAGAGATTTCTTCGGTTCCTACCGGCTCAAACCACGCCTTTTCTTCGACTGGGCCATCATTTCCTCCGACGGTGCTCCCAGATCCATCAGAATCATCTTCGACTTCGGTGAGGCTCCAGCTTCCGCTCCTTCCTCCATCGACGGAATGTATCCGGTCAATCCCGGACGCTCCATCGGTTCTGTCCCTAGATTCTTTCTTTCCATTCCCTCTTGACACAATGACAATCCTCTGTTCTGGTTGTCATATAAGGGTACATCATTTTCTTCATTAGCGATTGGTTGACCGAAATCCATTTCGGAAACCATGCGACATTTAACTTCGTCTTCGACGAAAGAATCTAAGAAGCCGACTGCGTCGAGCATGACTATAACCCGCGTTGATTTATTGCTTTTACAATAATACTATGGCAAGTTTCTTTGATCCCACCTACGATCCAAGCCGCGACTCGGCGTCGTCAGGTGTTGAAGTATCTGATCTTAATCCTGAAAAGATTTACGATACAGACTTACGTCGTTTTGAAGAAGATAAGCGTTCAAACGTTGAGAGCCTGAACGATAAACAAGAACGTATTGGTAAGTTCTTCAGAGCCGCCAAGAGTGCTGGTGCCTACAGACAAAGAGCTGGCATTGCAGAACCTACAATCCGGGGTAAAACCCCTAGGAACCCAGCGGTTCTTGATGGGACAGAGTTGCCCAGCATGGGGGATACTTATGGGCCTGTGGGGAGCACTAACTACCCCAACAAGCCCCAGCCGTACGCAGGTCGTCCTTACGGTTAATTAAACCTGGGAAAACACAATATTTGGGGGTTGGTGTTGATACTTACCCTTCCGATCCTGGTAGCTGGTTTGGCACGGCTCACCACGGTAGAAGAGAAGCTGTGTGATGCCTTCGTTGGCATAAATGCGGTTGAAAAGCGGAGTACAGTTGCTGATTTCCAGAGTCAGATAGCCTTCCCAACCGCTTTCAGCTGGGGTAATGTTTACCAAAATACCTGACCGAGCATAAGTAGATTTACCGACTGCTACTACAGTTACATCCCGGGGCAGTTTGAGACGTTCCATGGCAACGCCTAAGCAGTAACCGAAGGGAGGCAGCAGAAAATATTGGCCCTTTTCATCTTCTAAAAGCTCTGTCGGACGAAGAATTTCAGGGTTAAAATCCTTGGGATCCGATTCACCAATATCAATACGTCCAAAAACCAAGCATTGCTCAGGGGACAAACGGATGTCGTACCCATAAGAACCCAATCCGTAACTAAGTAACTTCTTACCGTCTTCTTCGCTAACCAACTTATCAGCGAAAGGAGCAATCATCTCCTTTTCTTCAGCCAACTGCTTGATTTCCCAGTCTGCAAGTACGCTCATCGCAACAATTAATCGTACTTCAGTATAGGTAACTCAACAAAGAATACGTCCTTTTTCTGAGTAGATATCAATGAAATTTTCGGTAGCTTTTGTTGAGTCACCGATGGGTGGCAAATAGACCAAAAAGGATGTACACGTTTTCTTTTTACTGATGCCTTCACTTGTGTTCCGTACAAGGATCGGCGCAGTTTTTAAGATGCACATTGGAAAATCGAATATCTTCTGTTCGTAACGAAACATGTCAGGGCAGTTTGTAAAATACAAACCTTCTTTTATTTCCCGTGCCAACCAACAGCGGTACATTTTTCTAAACCAAACCGCATGGGAAGAAACCAACGTTGGAGACGACGCACGTGTCATTTTCCAACGATCATTTTTCTTATCCCAAAAGTAAGTGCCCCTTGGTGGAAATAAGTATGCACTCCCGTGCCATTGCTGTGCATTCAACCCGTCATCAGACGGCGTGAAATATTGAGCAGCTTCGACGTAAGTATTGGCGGTTTTGGAACTAGCCACGTCAAGGTCAATGCCATCCATCAGAGCGTGAGCAGCAGTGACCAAGTCGTAATTAGTAATTAATTCAATATCTTCTACACGCTTTCGAATATCTTGAATTGCCATCAGGAATCAGTAACCAAGTTATAGTCAATTTCAAAATAACGCATTCCGTCAGCATCGTTGATGATGTAACCCGCTTTTTCAGTAGGGTCTATCTTTTGTGCAGCAGCCAGGATACGGCGAAAGCTTTCTGCAACATCACCGTCATTCTTGCCTTCACACTCTTCTTGCGCTGCATGGATCTCTTTAAGCGTCAAAAAGAACATTGAACGTTCTTTATTTTGTGGTTGGAACACCATCACCCCTGGACCTTCATATTCCCACATCTTCATGTACTGCTGGCCCATGTCACCGAGAATAAACTTGATTGTGGTGTCTAGCATTTGTGCTTTTTCCGTATCCATATCGGGGCCGATGATGGATGCAAGCAGTTTTTCGCGACGGCTCATTTTTCTAAAAGTCCTTGACGGTGCAGTGATTCCAGTAACTTAGGCATCGGCTGATATAAGACAACCATTTTACCCAAAACCCCTCTTCTCTTTACTAATTTTCCTTCAGCATCCCGAACTTTATCAAATTCACCTGAGCGAATCAAATATTCAGCCACACAACGTAATCTACGTTTCAAGGGAAGTTCTGCTTGAGGAAATTTTCCACAGATAGTATCTGGTTGCATGTCTTGGAAAGCCAGGCGAAGACGATTTGCCAGTGTCATACCAGAGTTTACGTCTTCTTCCTCATAATTTTTTAAGTTTTCTAGGTAACGACGTAGGCAATCGTCGTCAAATGACCCCATCGGTGGTAAGAAATCCGCGATTTGCAGAACAATAGACTCAGGAAGAACCTGAGTATGGTTCTCTATAGTCACCTCTGCAATATTCACGTTTTTAAAGCGATGGGCCATATCACAATTTGTCGGGACCGCTAGATTTGTACATAGG